ACATTTTGCGCGTTTGGTAGTCGGCAAATTGTGTGGACCACGTCGCGGCGGCAACATCGATAATCGGGTTGCGGTAATCCGCTGAACATGCGTGCAGTAAGGCAAGCTTGTGGACTTTCTCGCCGACTCGAGACCAGATACTCATACGGGTATCGTCTTGAGCAGATTCGGCTATTTGATATTGTTCGTCGGCATAGTCTCGAGATTGGTTGATTATGTCGGTTGCTTCCGGCGTGATCGAGACTACCAGCGGGACGGGAAACTCGTTAGCCAGGTTGCCTTGCGTTCCGCCTAGGGCTTTCCAATGTGCCGCTGTTTCGATTATTTCGATTGGGATATCAACGTGACGACCTGAACCCCGCTGGCCCCTATTTCCGGCCTCTAGAATCAACATTCTAGATAGCCCGCCATTGGACATAACTTTGGCGTTGAGCGATTCGTAAAAATTCTTTGGGATGGCGGTTGCGAACAAACACAAATTCGGGTGGACAATCTCGAGCGAATCCATGCCTACTTTTGCCCGCATGGAATAGGTACTGCTTGCCGTGGTAAAGAACCTCATCAGGCTTGCCATGATTTGTTCGTATCTAATCTCTTTGCCTTTTGATATTTGCAAAAGAAAATGGTCGAATTCATCCGTTTGAAACAACATGGATGGTTGGGCGTGTAGGCGATCTTCGAGTCCTTCCATCGATGCGATCAGGTCAGCAACCCATTTGCCTTCACCAATTTTCGACATGATTTGCCGATTGATCTTGCGCGGATGGTCCTTACCTACTCCAGAATTGGCCAGCGCAACAACGTATAGATTGACGCGTGTCCCGTATGGATCGCATACCTTGCGTCCAGCCAGCAACGCTTGAATGGCAATGGCTCCCCCGAATGCTAAGGCTCGATTCGGATAGTGTGCTGTTGCGATTGTGTGGGTCATGACACGATCAACAAAACCGGGAATCGACAATAGGTGTTCAGGGCATGGCCCCGGATCTTCAACAGCGAACTGGTCCTCGATCTCGATACCGTCTTGATTAAAATGATCCTCGACGATGGCAACCGCAATATCGTCAGGATTGTAGCGGCTGATACTGGTGCAGATCCGGACAACCTCGTCTCGTGGTAGTGGCGGCGAACATCGTTGGTTCTCCGCCATCAACGCGGCCTCGATACCGGCTTGCGTCATGCCCGCGCGGCGCATGACTCCAGCCATTCGAGCAAGTGCGGTATTGCGTGATCCTTGGATGATCACGTTGCCGTCTGGCGTCGATGGCACAACCTGCCGATTGGCTGGAGATAATGCCGTGATGAGCCATTGTGGCGGTAATGGAAGAGTATCCAGATCGAATAGACTGGCGTCATCAACCCACGAATACACCCCGGTTGGTAACCTCGATGGCGCAACAACAATATAGCCGCCGTTGGCCCTGGTATCGACTCGAGGTGCCAGCATGCTGGCGGTTGATCGCCACGCCACGCCAGCGGGTTGCCTAAACCAAAAATGCCGCCCATTATTTGGCGTTCGTGCGGCCGCGCCTACTCCAAGATCATCGCAACCATACCCCGGCCACGGATTGTCTTCGCCATCAATATCGACAACCAGCAACCCCGTTGTCGATATACCGATGTTTGCATTTGGCGTTGCGGTCCACCATTCCGTTATAAGGTCCAGATCGGTTGTTGCGTCAAGATGGCCGTTACCGCCTAGCGGGGTTTTGCCATTTGGGGCACATTGGAAAACGGGGTATCCATAACCGGCGTATCGGAGTGCGGCTTCCAGCATCATTGTCGAATTCCTTTCGTGTCGTCAGTCAAATCTTAGCCGGAACATCGGCAACCATTGAATCTACAACTTCTGGCCATTTGCCCATTGTTGTTTTGACTCGAATGGCGATAGTTGGCAAAAAATAAATGGATTCATCATCTTCATATATTTCAAAAAAATTATCTAATTCGTAAAATGCATCTTGAATATTATGACAAATTTTTGCATTTGTTCGCCGCATCCACCATGATACTAATTGTTTAGCTGTTCTCCATTCTGAAACAGCCATGCCACATGTCGTGTGATAAATAATCCTAAGCTTTTCTTGTCGATATGGTGCGACTCGTTTGCCATTGTAAATGCCGCCCGGATGATTCTTGACATAAATATTGTATGTCGTTTTCCTTACCTGATATTCGGCATCGTAATTTGCGTTCTTTTTAACATTTTCCGCAATAATATCAACTTCGTCTTCGGGACGCAAATTGTGCATTTTGCGTTCTTTTGAGGATTTTGGAAATTCATAACCGCAATCTGGACATATCGGTAGACAAATTAATACTTCCGCCTCACAATCTGGATTTTTGCATGTTTTTGTCTTTGGCTCTTTCCCTTCTTTTTGTGGCTTGATTTGAATTTGATTTACTGGACCATGACGCCGAATGTTGTCGCCAAAATCAAGCACAAGAAAATTAGCCTTGCCCTCATGCAATCGAAAACCACGGCCAACCATTTGGTAATAAAGGCCAGGGGATTGAGTTGGACGCAACAACACCACGCAATCAATCATCGTTGCGTCGAATCCAGTCGTCAGCACGCCGACATTGACCAGATACTTAATTTTGCCCGCCTTAAATGCCTGTAGAATCGACGATCTCTCCGCCGATGGCGTAGTTCCATCAACAGTCGCGATCGTCGCTTTAAGATCCATTGTTCTAAGAGTTTCTGCCACACATTCCATATGCGCAATCGTAATCGCAAATATTAAAACGCAGTTGCGATGTTGAGTTTTAGCGAGAATTTCAATGCATGCCAGCATTACCAGATTGTTTTCCATCATACGTTCAACTAATTCCGCTTCCGCAAAATCTCCCTTAATTGTTTTAATGCCGCGTAAATCTGGAGTGTTAATCGAACGCTTATTAATTGGCTTGCATAAATACTTTTGATGAATCAAATCAGATACGCCAATCTCATAACTAATTTTGTTTAGTACGTGATTGTTTCCGCATATCATGCCTTTTTTAAGTCGATATGGTGTTGCCGTAAATCCGACAACCCGTAGAGATGGATTGGCCTGGCGCATAGCCTCGATGATCATATTGTACTGACCATCTTGACCGTGCGGGATTAGGTGCGCTTCGTCAACAAATATGTAGTCAATTACCCCGAACTGGTCGATCCTACGCGCGATCGATTGCACGTTACCAACGATGATTTGGTTGTTTACGTCACGACGTTTGAGCCCCGCCGAATATACCCCGATCGGAAGGTCTGGCATAGTCGATACAAGTCGATTGTAGGTTTGCTGCACCAACTCCCGAACGTGCGCCATAATCAGCACACGCGCGCCATTGGCTATGAGTTCTGCGCACAACATCGCCATAACCGGCGTTTTACCGCCGCCGGTAGGGATGACCACGCAAGGGTTAACATCCGCTCCATGGTCAATAAAGAATTGATGCACGCTATCGCATGCTGCCCGCTGATACGGTCTAAGTTCCATGTCATCCTCTTATCATCATTTCGGAATAATCAAACAGATGTTCCCGTAACATCTGGTATGCCCGACGTAGCTTCACCTCGACGTTCTGACGGCTCATGCCGTGATCCGCGCCAATCTCTTTTGGTTGATAGCCATCGAGCGTGGCATTGACAATAAATCGCCAATCCTTTGGTAATTTGTTAACAGCGCGCCGAACATCGGATACCACGCCATTGATGCTGTTTTCATCCTCATCAATCTTGTGGTTTTCATTCAGCTTACTCGTCACTGTGACAATGTATTTAAGCTTGCGCATTCTGATATGATGGAATTTTAAGCGCCGAACTATGTGGTATGCCCACGTTGAATATGCCGCAATTTCCGGATCATATTTGTGAATGCGTTTGATAATATTAAGCAAAACAATTTGCACCCAATCTTCTGGCGCTTCGTGTTTTGGGCGATAGATTAGCGCAGCTTTGCAGGTTATTCTTATCTGGTCATCGGTCATGTCGTGTCATCCAAAGCGATTAAAAATACGTCTGATCACATAGCTACGCAATAATGAGATCAGCGTAAAAACCAATCCTATCATCAGGTTTTTATCCAGCGAAACATCAATTCCCATTATAGGAAAAATGATTAACTGCGTGAGAACCGCGCACCAATACCCGATCAGGATATTGGCGGCGGACTCGATGAGACTATTCTTCCGAGATTGCATGAGCGAACAAATCCTCATTCTCAACCGCGCGGCTGACCTGTTCCAAGTTCTTCACCGCTTGCGCAAAATATGAGCTCTTGAGCTCCATACCGATACCACGTCGGCCGTTGGATACCGCGCCGAAAATCTCGCTACCAACGCCTAGGAACGGACTCAAAACAGTTTCCCCGGGATTGCTCCATAGTGTTACCGCGCGCTCAATAACGTCTAATTGGAGCGGATGTACGTGGCGTTCATCCTCTGGCTCCCGACTTTCACGATACGGCAACACGCGGCCAATGCGGATATCGTCCCAAACGCTCGAGGCATATTGACGCCAAATCCAATGAGAATACCGATTCTCCGTTTGTTTGCCCTTGTGGTTCTTATACCGCTGGAGATCGGCGGGAATGGTACGTTCACCGGCGTATGATTGCAGTCCGGTAGGATGATCTACTGGTATCGCATTCTCGCCGGTTTTGCGAAACATCAACAAATAATCGGCGCTGGCAACATCGCATAACGTCGAATCCTCGACGATCTGTTTGTGGGCCAGCCCTTTCGCCATGGTGCGATTGCGGACGCCCAATGGCTCTTTCCAAATCGCTCGACGCCCGCAAAATATAAAACCATGGGCCTCATGGGCGCGTATCACGTCGCCGGGAAAATCAATTAGTCCAGTACCGACATTGGCCCCGCAACCCATTTTTGCGGTATCGCCATTGCCCTTGCCAGGCACGTCCATGACGTGAACCGCCGATATCCTTCCCGGCTTAGTCAGCCGCGCAACTTCAGCAATCACATAACCGTAG